ACCAATAGGTCTCACGACACCAGAAGGCTTATATGAAGATCTTGGATCTCCTGTAACGCTCGTTTTTTGAGGACTTTTAAAACTTTTTGATTTATCCTTCTCCTTATCATCATCTTCTTTTATGATAAATTGTTCTTTCTGTGTGTTGACCTCTGTGACACTGAAAGAGTTCTTTTCTTTAACGACACGCCATGTAGATTTTAAATTGCCAGTACCTGAATGGATAATAACAGATTTAGCGGTAGGATTTTTTGAAAAATATTCCTTTATTTTTCTTCGCAATAGATCTTTTTTTACAATGTTTTTATTGTCCATCTAAAAATCCTCTTATCTTTTTATCGTCTCATTAAGAATTTTTTGTCTTTGTTCTCTTAGTTTCGTCCATTCTTGATCTTGCGAAGTCTTATTTTTCCCAGCATCAACAAATTTTGAATAATCTTTCATTAATCCCATACTTTCCAAAACATGTTCTGGAACTAGCTCTGGTTTCGTATCAGAATTATCAGTATCATCTAAAATAGGATTATTGCTTTGAGCCGTATTCTCATAGATATCTTTCCACATATCATTGCCGCCTACTAACCTTTCTATAATTATCTTCTTTTTATCTGGCGTGAGCTTTTCTTTTGGTTTTTGGTCCTCTTCGGTCATAATTGTATCTTTTACAGAGAGTCTGGACGGTGAAATAGGATTTGGTATTTTTTTAGAAACAACATTTTCTACCATTGTCTGTAGTTTCATTTCCGCCAGAACTTCAATTAAACATTCTCTCACATATGGCTTAAGCAATTTTTTTAAATCTTCTTTATGGAGTTTCATTAAAATGTCCCACTTGATAAACGATAGTATTTCTCGGTTGCACTAACATATATTGCAGCAAATCCAAGATCAGACACATAAACAATTGAACCTGTAGGAGGAGCTGTTGGCAATGTTGCGCTTGTATATGTACCAGCCAAGAGCAATCCACCTGAAACTTGTACAATAGAACCAAGAGTTGAACTTAAGATAAGGTGACTGTTGACGGCTCTTACATGATATGACTTATCTGAGTTGACCAAATCTTGAGATGACGACAGTGCAACAACAGAGCCAACAGAACTGCTTAATATGAGATGACAAGCATTACCGTAAATATTTCCTGGTGTTGCTACGCCCATTGCTCCGCTCGTTAAAGCATTATGAATGGTAAGAATTGGGTTGCCATCAGCACCACGATTTCCTAAATATAGATCGGTCAGTCCAGTTGGATTAATTCTAAGTGGGAACCAAGCACTCAGAGCTGCATTATGGCCACCAAGCCATGCTTGTGAGTTATATTCACCCATAATAAAAGCAGCAGTAGCACCACCAGCAATAATTCGGCCACGCCAGGCGCCCGTAGAAGAACCAACTCCAAGTGACCTTATTCCTATTGCAACAGCACCTGCTTGCCCTTCAACAACCTCAAACTGAGTTGTTGTACTAGGAGCCGCTGCGGCGCCCAGAACCCTCATTGAGCCAGAAACAGTAGTATAGCCAGTTGCTCTCGATGAAGATAGAATAAGATCTGTGTTAATCGCTCTTATATGCGCGCCCAGTGAAGGCGCATCAACTGGAAAATATAGATTGCTACTCAAAGCTACAATTGAACCAGCAGATGAACTTAAAATAAGATCACTATTTATTGACCTTATATGATAATTTTTATTGCCTACATTTGTAACATCCAGAGAAGAAGACATTACAATAACAGAACCAACGGAAGAGCTAAGAATAAGGTGGCCATTAACAGCACGAATATGATATGTTTTATCGGTCTGCGGGAAATCAAGTGAACCTGACGCTGCAATTACAGAACCAACCGAGCTGCTTAATATGAGGTTGCTATTCAAATCATAAATCTGTCCACCTACGACAACATTTCCAGAAAGAACAGAATCGCCTTTAACAAGAAATGCTTGTTCAACAGTCAAATTTCCGCTAGCATAAACATAAGATCCAGCAGAAGATGATAATACAAGGTTTGCATTAACAGCGCGGATATGATAAGCGCTTTCTGGAACGAGGCCGAGATCTAAAGAAGAAGATACATGAATGACATTAGCAGATGAAGATAATATGAGCTTTCCTGCGCCTGTTTTAATGGAGCCATCTGCACCATCATGACCTGTTGTAACAGTATTAGGAACACCTACTGTTGGATAAGGCCCTGTATGAAAAGTGAATGCCACTTAGGCTACCTGCCTAATCCACGCATAAAATGAACCTGTTGCTTCAAGACTTAAAAACGTGTGTGCTTCTATTGGTCTATTTGCTTTTACGCCGATTGTAAGAGTATTCATTGCACGAACATCACCAGTAGCCGCTATATGATTGCTTTCTGCACCACCGTTGAAATCAGAACCCCATGCATAAAAATCGCACACTGTTCCAAGACTTGATGTATATGCCCAATTTACAGAGACATTACCATTCGTATAAGCACTTAGTTCATGAAAACTTCCAATCTCATATAGGCCATCAGCCGTCGGAGTATATGATACTATCTGAACTTGAGATGTTGAAGATGAAACATGCCCATATGCTACATATGGTGATAATCCAATACCTGCGGTTGTGACACCATTGTATTTTGTTAATTTCTCACCAATATCTAAATTGCCTGATACTTTGACAACTGAGCCAGCACTTGAAGATAATATAAGGTGCGACTCTTGAGAAGAAATGGTTGTTTGGCCAGCTGTTGAACCAGAAATAATCAGAGAGCCTGTTCCTAATATCATAACAGAGCTACCACTCTCTTCAACACGAAGGGCTTCTTTGGATGCTGCAATTAAAGATATTTTACCAATGCCAGCAGAACCAATTCCTGTTGTGGCGTGCTCTGTGCGTGGTACAATATTTGGCACAGTAGCGGTGGCCACAGTGGCGCCACCAATTAATCTAGGATTGCCTATTCCGTTAGTTCCTGTTGCATTTAGACAATTAAAAGAACCCCAAACATTGTGTGAATTTACCTGAGTATTTACTGCCGTATTATGAACCCTAATAGCCTCTGTTGCGTTTGAAATAATTGAAACAACACCAGCAGCATCAGCTCCAATCCCAGACGCTGTTAATGATACTCTAGGGATTAACGTAGGAACTGTTGATGTTGAAGCCCTATCAAATAGAAGTGGGCCAGTAGCATTTGAAGTTTGTAAATTTCCACTTATAGTAACTGTTGAACCAACAGATGAACTTAATATAAGATGACTATTTCTCGCTGTGATATGTGCTGACTGATCTGGTGCATCAACAGGAAAATATAGGTTGCTACTAAGAGCTACGATAGATCCAAGTGTTGAACTTAATATAAGATGAGAGTTAACAGAACGAACATGGTACGCCTTATCTGTCTCTGTGAAATCTTGTGAAGCAGATAAAGCAACAGTAGAATTACTAGACGAAGACAAAATCAAGCTACCAAGACTACTATAAACAGCCTTGGTAACATTCAAAAGACCTGTACCGTTGCCAGTTTGATCAACATGAACACCAGCTGCTCTTATAAACATCGCTCCAGAATCACCAACAATAAATCCTGAAGTACCATTGTGGCTTATAGTTATTGTGTCATTGCTTCCTGCTGTCTCACCAATTGAAACAGTTCCGCTTATTCTGACTTTTGACCCAACACTTGAACTCAAGATAAGATGTGAATTATTCGCCACAATATGTGCACTAACAGACGGCGCGTCAACAGGAAAATATAGATTGCTGCTCAACGCTACAATGCTACCAGCACTTGAACTCAAGATAAGGTTACCATTGACTGCCCTGATATGGTATGTCTTATCAACATTTACAAGGTCATGTGAAGCGGACATTGCAACAACAGAACCAACAGAAGATGACAATATGAGATGTCCTTTGTTTGATGTGATATCATAAGCGAGCGCATCTTTAACAAAACTTACTCCACCTGATATCGCAACGCTTGCGTTACCCAAAGAACTAGTAATTGTAAGAAAGTCTACGGTATTTGCTCTATTTGCAATCTTATAAAAGTTTGCTCTAAGAACAATTCCACCGCCGCCTGCACTGTTTTCAACCAACGTAAATGCACCATTGCCAGCAGATGTAAGGGTTGTAGATCCGCCAGAAGTTACCCAAGATGCATTTGGACCCATTTGCAATGTGGCACCATCAGCAGGAAGTTTAATCTGTGATCCACTTATGATAATAATAGATCCAGCAGATGAGCTAAGGATGAGATGCGAATTTACTGCACGAATATGATAATTTTTATCTGTGTTTGGAAAATCAATTGATCCAGATGCGGCAATAATTGAGCCAACAGATGATGAAAGAATGAGATTTGAATTTAAATCATAGAGTTGTCCGCCAACAACAACATTTCCAGAAAGAACAGAATCACCTTTTACAAGAAGTGAAGAAGACACGTAGACATTATCAAAAACATTTTCACCAGAGCCACCACCAGATCCAAGAACAATCTCATTTCCGTCTGCGTCCTTATAATAAAGATCATTTGATGACGATAGAATATAAAGATGTCCTGCACCTGCTGCGGTGCTAGGAGGTGATCCTATACCACGAATGACGACCGTCTTGTAACTTGATACAGGAACTTGTGCTACGGGATAAAAATATGAACTGCCTGCGCTACCTGTTGCTATTGGCATTGTTTATTCCTCCGACGATGCCAACTATTTTTAATAGATTCAGAAATTCTTTTTCTGTAATCGCCATCTTGCCATAATTTTAATGCAGCGTTCTTGTGATTTTCTCTTTTCTCGTCAGTTACTTTATCTTTGGTCCAATATGAACATTTTTTTCTTACTTCAACATTATTCATGCCTTCTTTGGTTTTTTGTGAAATAATTTTTCTTCCACCACCATCTAACCATGTTTTATATGATTCGTTAATCTTGGCCTTTATTTTGTCGGCGTCTGGTCTTTTTGTCCAATGATTATCAGACATCAATTTTTTGGATACTTCTGTTAGTTTTTTTCCTTTTTTGGGGTGATCTTTGCCATTCAGTCTTTTGGTAAAATGATTTTCAGACATTTTTTTTTGGATTTCTGGTCTTGTCGCAGGATTTTCATCACCACCAAATGTGCAATTGTATCCATTGTCATATGAATCATTTACGTAAATCGCACATATTTCGGCAATATTGAGCATATTTCCTGGAATATCTTTATAGATCACTTCCCATTTAAAATTATCAAAACCATACTTTCTAATGGCGTTATAAAGTTTTGTATTATCTTTTAAATATAAAATTTTATAATAATGTGCTTGCTTTCTCCTATTTAAGGTCGTAATAGTTTGACCAATATAAACCTCACCGTTGGTCACATTGCTGACTTTATAAATTATTCCAAATTTCATTTACTTATCATAACCTTTCAATATTTCATTTACGACGCGGTTTACGCGATCTATTTTTGGAACAAGTTTTCTAATGTCCAAAACATCAATATGTTTGTTTTCATGAAGCCATGCATTTTGCGTGCTTGGTTCACTCACGAGATCAAATGCAACAAGCAAAAGTGATTCATCAACCTCGTCGTAGCCTTCATTGGTTTTTACTGTCTCGCCAATGCAGCGCGAAGATATACCAAGACGAACACCAGCTTCCATAAGATCTTGAGCAATTTTGCCCTTAGGTGTATTCAAAATTTCAACAACACCGACAACTTCGTCATTGTTCCAACCAATTTCACGAATAACATGGGAAACTCTTTCAAGAGATACGATACTACTATCTGGATGGTCCAGCTCCCCCGTAGCTCGCCCTTCAGAAACAGCTTTCTGATAATTGTTGACTTCTCTTTCAAGAATAGATCTTGGATAAATTCTTTTATTTTGATTTACGGCGTCAGCTCTTTGTAGTATACCTCTAACCAAAATAGGCAAGCCTTTCTCTCTTGCTTCTTTAATAAGGTTTTTATCATACTTTAAGTCTACGTATTCTCTTAATAGCTGGGCCATCTTTTTATAACCTCACACCCATTATCATATTTAAAATTATTATTCAAAATATTCTTTCAAATTTAGAGATTTTATCCAATTTATGTGATTCAAAATTTCGGAATCTCCCCAGCCCTTTGGCAATTCCTTTGCTTTTACTTTTTTAACATCCTTAATTTTGCCAAATTCTTCCTGAATATATTCCTTAATCTCATCAACAGTTAACCTTCTATTATCAACTCTCTTTGTTGGAAGTTCAACTTCACTAAGTTTACCAAAAGCTAAGCTCTTTGCAATTGTCTTAAAATTTTCACTCATTTTCTTATCTAGCTCCTCTATTCTGCCCCTTTAGAAGATATTTTAACAATGCCACCTCTAAGGGTCCCATACTATCTACTGTCTTTGTTATTTTTTCTTGCATATTTTTTAAATAGTTATCTCGATTCTTTGTTGCCTCAACTACATCGTGCATATTATCTAAAACTGTTTCCTGTATGTGCATAGTTTCAGCACGAAGAAGTTTGCTTTCATCTGTCCCCATTGAATTAAGAGTACGGCGAGTTTCTTCTGGGAAAAGAATTAATGGTCTTCCATTTTCTAATTTCACAGCAAAAGGAAGTCTTTTGCCGCTTTCGTTCATATTTACATCAAAACTCATGACTACATCACCGTTTTCGTCTTGATCCACGCCTTTCTTGTCAACAGAAAAAGCTCCCGTTTCTCCTAGGAGACCAGCAATAGAATTCACGGCAGAACCTAGCACCTTAGCTTCAGTTTTAGCAATAGAGTTAAGTACCAATTTTAATTTTGGATCAGACATGACCGTTTCTTGAGAAAGTCTAGAAATGAATCTTTCCCACATCATAGATTCTTCAGAAATTGATGGTTGTTGAAAAACATAAGAAATCATACTAGCTTCTTTTAATACCGACGCAAAAACGTCTTTAACCTGCCTCAAAATTTGTTCCTTGCTAACGCGAGGTTTTGGGGCCTTCTTAGCGTGCGGAGCAGTATGAGGCTTTGGAGCTGTGTGAGCCTTCTTAGCTTTAAATTTTTTTGCACTGTGAGATTTGCGATCTTGTTTGGCCTGCTTCCTAAGCATTCTTTGCTTTTCCCAAGCTTTTTCTCGGGAATCGTAAGATCCACGACGAGCGCCCGTCTTGTCATCAACAACTACCCAACGATTACCAATTTTTTGGACAACTTCACTAATGTCCTTGTTGCTTAAAGCAGACAATGTAACAAGATTTTCAAAATTCCTTGATTCATCATATGGTTTACTAGGATTAGTCATTTTTTTTCTACGAACAATACGCATATCGGGTGATTGAAAGCCTTTTATGTTTGCAACTACAGAAGATTCTTTTTTAAATCTTTGTTGTAGTGGCTGCGGGCCAGATGACCATGGTCCGACAAGTTTTGCATCAGGTCCATATTTTGGAAGAAGTTGTTTAGCTTTGTCCAATGATAATCTATCAGCAACAGTTTTTGGGCCAACTTTTATAGTATACATATCCATTATGATTCAATCTCTTCTGCAAGGCGCATATATTGCAAAACTTCTAATATTTTTTGTTCCGTAATACTTTCCAAAGAAAAAGAATAGAATTTTTTACGACATTCAGAAATTTTATTCATAAGATCAGAATCTTTACTAATAGATTCATCCCTTATGCACAAGAGACTATTTTTAATTCTATCAGCTTCTTTTAAAATAAATTCTTTCAATGGATCTTGCCTGTTAGAGATTAAATATACTGCATATTTTGTAAGCAATCTTTTCTGAGGTTCGTTTAATTTCCCTTCGTATTTGTTATGAAATCTTTTCATTAAGAAACTATAAACAGTATTGCTATAATTTGGGTTTATTTTCAAAGGATCATCTTTTGGTTTATTCTCTTTTGTTAAATAATCACAAACACTTTCTTCAATTTTTACTCTATCTGTAACGCTTAAGCTCTTTTTCTTGTTTCTCGCCTCGTTTAATAATGTTTGAACGGAGGCATATATTGTGTAGTTTGGAATCTTATAATCATAGAAAGATTCTTGCTTAAATGTATAGTTTATGTCCTTTATTAGCCTGCTTTTCTGCTCGTCCAAAACTCTAGAGTTCATAGCAGAAGAAGTGTTGCATATAGAATCTATGATTTTTTGAGCGGAATCTCTACTCTTTACATTTGTCTTGAGAACTGCACTAAATAAATCTAATTCTTGGCGCAAAGGGCAACCTTCTGCAAAATACTTCTTAGATATAGCAACAGTTTTTTGGGCATCGCCCTTTTTGCCTTCAACAAGACACCTAGAAATGTGATGTACAAGCATCTCATACACAAGACCTGAATTGCGCTTCTTGTTTGTCCTAAAATTCTTACTTAATTTGCCCATTAAAGGATATTTCCCCTTTTTATTTAATAAATATAAAAAATTATCCTAAAACTACCTTTTTCGTCTTTTTATCGTGTGAAGCTTTTAATTCATCTACCTTAGCTAAATCTTCTGCAAATTTCCTTAACTGAACGGCGCGGGCCTTAAAAAGCTGTTCTTCGGCATCATAATCCTCTCCAAATGGCACCTTCACTCCTCTCGTTAGCTCACTATAATTTCTTTTTGGATCCATAGATGTCTTTTTGTAGTTAAATGCATAATTGTGAAGATTCGGGAATGTTCCTCGCTCTAGACCAGCTTTTTTAACCTTTATAAGCTCGTTTGGTGCTCCAATTTGCTTATTTGGATCTTTAGCTGCCGTATCTAAGCCAGCAGGTTCAACTGGAGGTGTCTCTTCTTCGCCAGGAGCAGGAGGAAGCCCAGCCTCGGGTGCTTGTTCTTCTGGTGGAATCTCGGTTTCTGGTGGAATGTTGGGAGCCTGAATAGATTCAATTTCCAAATCAAGCAACCTATCCTTTCTTTTGCCTTCCTCAATGCCAGCGATTTCTTCATCAGAAAGCCTAAAGAGCTTAGAATAAACAAAATATTTATCAAACATCCCTTCTTGAGCAATTGAAGAAACCTCAAATTTAGTTCTCCAAAGTTCCAATCGTTGCATTTCGGCAATCGTTGAAGGATTTGCCATTGAAATTTCAAAATTGACAACATCTTCACCTTTAAAGCCCATAGAATAAAGATGAATAATGGCAATTTTATTTAATTCCTGTATGAATATCCTTTGAATGTGTTGAATTGTTCTTGCAAAACGTACATCTTCTTGAGAAAGGGTAGATTTGGCATTAATATCACCTTCATAGCCAAGATAGCTCTTTGGAACCTTTAGAGCTGCAAAAAGCTTATTTTGGATATAAATAAGATCATCAATATCACCAGTAAATTGACCACCAGCCAATGTATCAATTGTTGTACCATCGCCTTCACCACGGACAGGTATAAAATAATCTTCGTCCGTTGACATTGGGTTATATCTTAAATCAACTCTTCCAGTGGTTGTATCAACAATTTGATTTCTCTTTAGTTGCGTTTTTGCTTTTTCCATATAAGCAGGTACGTCTTGGGGTGCAATATTGCCCACGCCAATTTTAAAAACTCTTCGTTCTGGAGATCGCACAATACGATAAACCATAATTGCATCTTCCATTAAAATGAGTTGTCTCCAAACTCTACGAGCAGGTTCTAAAATAGAACTGCCATAAGGAAGAAAATTATCATTAGCAAGAAGTCTAAAATGAATAACTTGCCACTTCTCTAGAACTCTATTTCCTTGTGTAATCCAACGATATCTGTACGCCATAGGATCATTTTTGTCATATCCTTCTTCTCGTTCAATTTCATTAACGGGCATAGGAAGGACATTAAGAACACCATAATCAGGATGGTGGTCTACAAGCAAAAATTGATCACCATATTTGCAAAGATTACGAACCCAACTAAATGCATTAAATTCTATATTTAATACATCATAAAAAAGAACATTTAATGCTTCTCTAATTTGAACATTTGATGAATCAATTTTTAGAATCTCACCATGTTCACCCTTAGAACAAACTTCTTCAGCATAAAGATTCATCGCAGAATTAATTTCTGCCATTGATTCCATTTCATTGTAGTCTGAATATCTAGCTAACCTATTATATTGTCCATATGAAGCAAGAGCGCTAGTATAAGCATTATTTACGTGTCTTAAAAATGCACGAGCGGTACCAACAGGAACACCAACTTCTCCAGGAGCAGCAATTTTATTGGCTACTCTATGTTTAATAAGAGGACCAGACTTAAAAAGTTTATTTAAGTCATCATAATACTTCTTTAAATCAACCTTGTCAGCCATTTATTGTTTCCTTACCCACTCGTGAGCAACCAATTAAGGTCCATTTCACTTCCGTCAGCTAGGCGTATCTTATTTTGTTCCTGCATGTGTTCAACAACCCGACCGCGACTATGTATGCCTGCTTGATTAAAATTAAAATCTGAAAAGTTTTTTGTTTTACCATTAGAAACAGACAAACCATTAATCATAGCTTTTGTCATTTCGTCACTTCTATAAGTATACATAAAGCCTTCCTCTCGCACCCAAAATCCACCTGCCATAGCCATAACTAGGTCGTCATTATATCCTCGCATAGCTTCTGGTCTATTATCGTCAGTAATAATAAAGGTTTTAAACTCTTCTAAAAGCCTTGGAGAGTGTATTTCAATATCGCCCATACGAACATATTGTTCAAGTTTCGCCAGCATTGGCAATCGGTTGGCAGAAGTAACTGAATATCCAGGAAGATAATCGTTTCTTGTTGCCGCATAATATGGATCTACAGGTGTTGCATCTTTTTCCTTTGATTTTCTTCTTCTGGAATAATACAAAAAAGGATGTTGGGCTTCTTCAATCTTCAATATTGTCTGCCCAGACCATCCAGAATTGTTTTCTGGAGCTAGTGTAGCATTATTATAAAATTGGGAAACGGAAATTAATAAAGTGCCCAATTGATCTGGTCTTATTTTTCCTTTATACTCGGCGACTTGTCTAATCGGGCAAACATCTAATCTCAAAACATGAAACGCAGAATAGTCCCTTGAATCACCTCTAGATACATCGCAAGGAATCAAATATGTGCCAACTTTTTGAGGTTCTTCCCAAATCCACACATTTCTGTCGGTATTAAAAAATCTTTTTGGTTCAGATACAAATGTTTCTAGTTTTGCTATATCTTCATGATAAATAAATGTATCTCCAGATGCATTAAAGTTGCAATTATATTCCTGTGCGATGTCTCTCGGTGATTTGTCCCTCGTTTCCGTGGCAAACCAAACTTCATCATAGTCTGGTCTGACCCACCACATAAATCTATCATCATAAACTTCGTTTGGATTTCTTGGATTTGTGTAAGTTCCAAACTTACAATTAAAACCATTTTCTCCTAGTTTTGCACTCTCATAAATTTTATGAAATTCATTTCCAGTACCTTTAGGAGAACTCATCAAAACAATAGAACCACCAGTAGAAACAGTAGGAGAAAGACCTGTCCAAATTTCATCAAAATCTTCAATAATAGCACATTCGTCTACGACCAGAAGCGAAAGCGCAGATGAACGACCTACATCTTTAGATTTAGAAACAGAAGTAACCCTAGAGCCATTTTCTAATTCAATTGAATGTCTGTTATCTAGTTTTATTCTTCCTACATCTATCATCCATTTTGGAATATATTTAAAAATATTTCTTATAATTCTAATTACGCCCTTAGATGTGTCCAATTTTGTAGAAACAATAAGAACGTCTTTGTCTCTATGAAAAAGAATTAGCCAAGATATATATGCTGCTGTAACTGTGGTCACTCCCACCTGGCGAGCTTTTAAAATAACATTCTTTCTATGAGAAAGAAATCCTTTAACAATGTCTTCCTGATAAGGATAGAGGTCAAAAGGGATCAGACCTTTGGTGGGGTGCTGAATTCTGGCATAATTACGTATAAAGTGAACTGGATCTCTGCCGCAACGAATTATTTCTTTAATAAGTTCCGATTTTGATAATTTTGTTGACATGCATTACACTTACTGTTCCAGTAAATCGCAATCCATGCTATATACACAGCGATCTCTCAAAAGATAGCGGCCAACAGGACGCTGGCCGTAGCCATAACGACTTGATCCAAGCATCCAGGAGGTATCAGATTGGATTCTTGACACCTTATCAATTGCTTGACTTTCTTGAACTTTTTGTAGTTTTAATGTCTTTTTTGTGTATTTCTTAAATCTTTTTTTGATTTCTTTTACAACGTTGTCAAGAAATATATAGCCATCTCGTTCGCCACGGGCAAGACCTTCAACCGTAGTTACCTCATATCTATGATAAATAAGTTCTAAATTATCATTGCCGATAAGCTTTGCAGTTAGTCCTTGAGCTTCTTGAGCAGGGCGATTCCAGCCATGCATACTATTGCCTTCATATTTCAAATCTTCAACAATTTGAATTACTACATCATAAATAGCCTTTTTTCGATCATATTTTTTATCTTCGTAACTTAGAACTTTTGGCATAACTTTCCCCTAAAAACAATGAAATTTAGAAATCTACTATAATATATAGGACTTCTAAAAACGTTATTCTTGTTTTTTGGGAAAAATATTAGCTTTTCTTCAGATTACGATAATATTCTATGTCTATTGTTGGAACATTTCTAGAATCAACATTCAAAGTGAAACATTCCCAACAAAAACCATAGTTTTCAAGATATTGATTATCTACTTCACCAGTGGGTTTTCCGCAATGGGCGCAGAAAAGATCACGTTTATGTTTGTGAGAGTTTCCTCTTACTTTGGACCAAAATCCAGTTCCGTCGCTACAGGCGACCCACTCATATCCCTTTCTTGGTTCCCGCATCTATTAGCTCCGCAGATTTATAATCCGCCCAAAAAGAAATCTTTACAGGATCTGGACTGGTATAATCTAGTTCGCCTAAATCAACACAAGAAAGAGACAATCCAGCATATTTCCATTCTTCAACAATCGCTCCAACAGGATCTAATAATTGAAGCGCTGCGTTTCTTAATTTTCTTTCTTTAGACCATTGCCAAAATACTTTAGCAGAAGAAGGCTCAATCGGATCATAAACTTGTACAAATAATTGTTTGGCAGAATTTGGTCCCAACCAAGGTCTATTTGTTTTGCAAACAACAAACGGAGGCAAACCATCAATATTCAAAATCCATCTAAATTTTCTTTTTGGTTCATACCAGGCAGCCGACAATTCTTGAGAAGATAGCGTTCTAACGGATTTATCAGATTTTGACTTTGGAACCTGATATACCTTATTTGAAAGCCAAGAACAAGCCTTATAAACTACCCTTCCAAACCATCTAAGCAATAAAAATAACTTATATCTCATCCCTATAGTCTCCTTTTTACTTTGAGCAAAATCTTCCATTTTTATCTCTCTTTAATTTTAACATAGCAAGCTTCCACAACTGATGTCCTTTTTGAAAACCGTGAGTGTTGCCTTTCATCGTTTTTGACGTGTTTTCTCTGGGTTCCCTATTTTTTGGACTTTTTGCATAATCAAGCAAAGCTTTTAGTTGTTTTTCGTTAGGTTTATATCCTTTGCGAAGTTTAGACCATTTTTCTTTTGTTTCGTCGCTATGACGAAAACCCCTAATACTTGTTCCTCCAAGAGTCATATTATACCCATACTTATAAGAATTATAAAAATCTATTGTCCAAATTTCATATTCATTTAAAAATCTAACAGGTACGTTGTTATAAACTATCTCCCATTTAAAATTTTCAAAACCATATTTTCTTATAGCACAATAAAACTTATTATTAAAAGCGGGATTAACATACTTTGAACACTCAAAGTGTTTTTGTTTTCTCTCTTCAAGAGTTTTTATAGTTTGTCCAACATAAATTTTATCAGAAGGAGAAGTGACCTTGTATATTAGTCCCGACGCCATGGATAATATCCTGCCGAAATTCCATAGAATTTATAAATAGAATCATTATTGTATCCTATCATAACAACTGGACCAATGTAAAACTTATCTACATCGTATGTTAGCTTAAGACTGTTCAATATACGCGGTCCAATAAGAATATCAGTACCGATGGCTACCTTTTGGTACCATTTTCTATCAAAAAGACTTGGATCAACTTTCAGAGTGACCTTGGACGGAACAACATCTGACGTTCCTGAATCTACATATAACCTGTATGTTTCGTCATCATCACTTTTAGTAAGAACGAAGTTTAATTTCAAATCTCTAAGCCATTCTAAATAAACTTCAGCATATGGCGGATTAGTAAGTGTGTGCCCATATACTCTTAAATAGTTTTCTGGTACGTTGGATAAACTTACTTGTTTTTGTGTGTCAAAATCAACTCTATAACGAATGTCGTCACCAGTTCCTTCTGTTGATTCACTAGCATTTGTTAATTTAAAAACTTGATTCTTAAGCTTAAGATTTACCTCAGATAGTGAAAATATTTTTTCATCTCTGTCTTTGATCTTTTGTTGAAGTTCATCATTTTCGGACTCCAAATAATCCAATTGCAAACCACGAGCAGAATATGCAGTTTCTGTCTCTTTTATCGTGCCCTCAAGCACAGCAAGTTTGTTATTTAATGCTTTTTTAACAGACGCATTTTCGTGTCTTTGATACAAATAGAAACCGCCCATTGTAAGCAATCCAAAAGACAAAACCATACTTAAATATTTATACATTTTACTCTCCACTAGGTTTATCGTCATCGGCAGGAAGAATCCCACTCTTCATCTGCTCTATAGATTCGTCAGAACATAATTGATCCTTCTTGTTTCTCCTGACAACGTAACTGCCAAATGTTGAAGCAAGGTAGCCAAGCAAAAGGGTTTCGCTTGGAGTTACTATATCTAGAGACAAATTACGAAAATGAATAGTGTCAAACATAGAAAGCAGAACACTCAAAGAAACAACAATAAATCCGATCATAGCAAAAGTTAACATGGCATCGGGTTCGCATGCACTATTTTTTATCCATCTCAATTTCATTACATATTTCTCCGTCTATTAAATATTTACAGACCAACCATTTTCTTTAATAAATTTACAGAATCAGACATTTTTAATAAGGAAGCCTCAATATTGTTTATGGAATCTCTTGACTGTTTATTTGCTCTATTGAGCGATGTTTTTATTTCTTCAAAATCTTTATAAAGTACCTTAATGTTGTCTACTACATCTTTACCATCAAGATTGTCTTTCAATTTAAGGTCCGCAATGACCACCAAATAAGGATAGAGCATACCAGGGCTTACTGGTACCACATTGTTGAGCCACGCAAACTTTAACAATTCATCATTCTCTATGAATGCTTTATTATAAATTAACTCCGAACAAACAAACATCAACACAAAATCAGTAGTACCTTTATTTGGAACAGCGTATTTGGATGCTTCTTTTATTCTGTCTTTTATTGCTCGCTCAAATTCTTTTTTATTTTCATTATATTTTGGAAATTTAGAATCTATTGGAAGTATCCTATCGTTAAACTTTAACGCTGTATCCACTATTCCAATGCCAGGTATTTCATGCTGTACTAGAACATATTCTTTTGGCAAAATATCCTGCAATAAAAATTCAAGATTTTTCTCTCCTATCGTCTTTAGCCCAGCGGGATTCACCAATAGATTTGATATTTTTGAAACCTCAAATAGTTGTCTTTGTATGTCTTGCACAAGCACAGGAAAAGATGAAAAAGACTTCATTAATCTATACAAAAAAGCGAACAAAGTTGCAAAAAATATCAAAACGGACGATATTAAAAAATATTCCATTATAATGCCCTTAGTCTGTCTATAAACAAACTTTTTTTACTCATAAATTGTGCGTTGTCGTACCTTACTTGAAAGTCATTAGATGTCATCTCACCAACATCCTTAAACGGAGATACATCCACAAAGTAGACCTCCATATCATAGCCCAAAAACAATTCAGAAATCCATTGAGATTTCTTTATCGCGTCGGGATCTAAAGCTAGATAAACAGGTTTCCGATTTTTAACTATGTTTTGAAAAACCATATAATTTTGATCTAATACGCTACCAAAAATTGGAATAGAATTTTTAGCTTTAATGGCATCAAAAAAGCCTTCAGCAAGAACTACTGGCTTATCCCAATCAATATAGAGTTCATTAAAAACAACTTGTTTTCTATAGCCCCTTGGGACCTCGGCATTAATATATGGAAAAGTAGATTTTCCTATTGATCTCGCCGTGAAAAAATTCAAATTGCCCTCTTTATCAAACGAAGGAAGAATGATCCTGCCTCTGTATCTGCCGTCAAAGGCTGTACCCATCTTATAAAACAAGATTTCATCATCTGATACACCGCGATTATTTAAGTATTCATACGCTCTCTTTCCGTATAGTGTATCACAACAATTAACGAGAGGAATATATTCTTTCGGAAAAGATATTTTGAAAGGTTCTTGCTCTGTGCTTTCGGCTTCGTCTTTTAGATACTTGGGCTTAAACTTTTCTATGTACTCTTTAATATCGGCATATGTACCTACTTTCTTAATTAATGGGATAAATCCATGACCTGCGCGGTTGCATACCCAACATTTCCAAACATGGGTTTCAAGATTTAAAGAGAGCTTCTTCTTGCGATGGAAGCACCAGCAGCAGTATATTTCTAATTCTTTTTGTGAATGAAAATACTGACCCTTGCCGAATATCTTTTCTAGAAAGTCAATTTCAGACGATATCATCAACCCTTCTTATATTTGGGACAATAATCAACATGTGTAGCGTCTTTACCGTACGTTTTCTCCGCTCCACATTCACATTTTACATCATCTAACAGTTCAAAGTCAATATTAAATTGCTCATATGGGCCAATTTTAACATCAATCGGCAGATAATCTATTTTTTTCTTTTTAATTATCTTTTTCATAATATTGTCTTAAATGCGCAAAATGCGATTACTGTTGCGTCACATTCGTCATACACCCAATCCTTGACCTTCCCTGTTCGTTTATATACCCAATGTGAGTCTGGAATTACTTTAAGAGCCCTTATATGTTCAAATATGTATTGTTTGGCAAGCTTCTTCTTGACTCCCCTTGGAATATGTATTCCAAGGACGTTCCTTGCCCTTAGAACATTAATTAATTTTGGTTCGGCATTCTGATATGTTTTATAAATTGAAAAACACACAGCTGCGTTAAAACGCTGTAAAAGAGAAATTGTCTTAGCCATAGATGCTTTAAACTTGAACATCATTAATGGTTCTTCAACATAAAACTTTGTTTTGTTGGTTTCAAGATCTAAATCTCGGAGACATTCCATAACCATATCAACCTTTTTATAAAAGGATTTCTCTTTTTTTAGTTCTACATGATGAACAGAATGAAATGTGCCGTCATTATTCAAAAGACAAATGCCAGTACAAGCAGTAGAAATGTCCATTCCTACTATCATAGATTTACCAGTCCCACTTTAATTTGAACAAAATATCTTCATTTACATCTTTTTTAATGGGTTGACTTGTTTTTGCAACGGCTACGAGTTCATATTGTTTATTAAATAAGCCAATAGTCGTTACATATGGAGAAAGTGAAGACGAAACAATTTCACGAAATCCTTTATAGGAACCGCTAGTAGCATTTATGTAAAAGGTAGTATTTGTTGTAGCATTAAGTTGTCCTGCTGGCGCGCGACATCTGAATATTTTGACTGGAATATTTTGCACCCCATTAAACTCAACTTTCCATTGAAAATTGTCTGGAGATGCTGAACCGAAAGCAGATAAATCGCCCTTTGTTAGGACCACAAGTCCTTCTGAATAAAAAATATTTCCAACAAGAGTTCCTGTTAACGACCCAGAATATAAGCCACCACGGCCATTATCATAAACAAATCTAGTAGTCCCAGCTGCATCTTCGTCGGAAGCAGTAAAAGAACCAGTTAATATTTCGCGGTCATAAAAAATCTGTGGTACGTTAATCACTCTAACAGTTGTTGACAAAGATCCAGTATAACTAAAAACATAATCTTCACTCATAATCCTATAAAAAGGATACGTAGCATTTCTTAAGGAATGCCATAAATTACTATTTGTAGAACCAGAAATTGCTGTTTGAAAATCTATTGAAGCTGAAAGTGAACCTGTCTTATCAACGAGACCGCCTTCTTTTTGAGAAAATCCTTGAAAAATTCTATTTTTTAAAGCATTATTAAGATATGGTCTCTCTAAATAAACGCTACCAGTAACAACAGTGCCATTTAATGCAGAAATAATCCTTGGATGTGTAGAAATTGTGACATTAATTATGTCATCATTAGAAAATTTGTAGAAAGACATTTGAGTATAATTAGAGAATACCCAGTTCTTTCAGTTCTTTTTGAGTAATAACTTTAAAAAGAATGTTGTTGTTTTGGCAATAATCCATCGCAGCAACAAATTTAAGCTTATTAATTTCAGAATCTTTGTGTGCTATTGGTTTAATCTCGTATAATGTTTTTTCACCATTTTTATAATACGCTAAAATATCTGGTATGTAATTTCTTTTACGGCCACTTGGATCACAATACGGGATTCTTAAAAGTTCGTATTCACACACACTAACATCATCACAACTATCTAAATATTTCATAAATCCCAATTCCCAAGAAGATCTGTAAAATACCTCCTTGTTAGCTTTTTGAAAAAAATACTTTCCTTTAGCCCAACACATCTTTAAGTGATCATATTTTCCTTCAATCCAGTTTTTAGTTTTCGTTTCTGACATTTTCTGTTTAGATTTTTCAGATATTTTTTTATCTTTCCAGTAGCCATTATGTGTTTCGTAGTATTCTTTTTTAGACTGCGAAATCCTCTCTTTCGTTCCTTGAGAGTGACTTCTCCCGATCCATGGATGAACATACCCATTTGCATATTTTTCTTTTATTGTTTTGCTTATTTTTTCTGCTGACTCTTGGCCAACGCGGCGAGCTAATTTAACAAGTCTTTCTTTGTCGTGCTCTCTGTAACATTCTTGAGAACAATACTTTTCACGCCAATCAGACTCAAGAACTTCTTGTTCTTTTCCGCAGTTTTCACATTTTAAGATGCGTTTCTGAGCGCGATTCTGATTAGAAACGACAGAAGAACAACCTTTAGAACAATAAATTTTATCTCTTCCTAGTTTTGTTCTTCTGTTGTGGTCACATTTTTCTATTTTAAAAATACCATTACATCTGGGGCACAACAATTCTACAAAATTGTTGTGATTATAGTTTTTCCTGGCGCATTTTCTTGAACAATATATTTTGTCTTTCCTAGTTTTCAAAAATTCAACATTGCACTCAGGGCAAGATAGAGAAATTGTCATACGTGTAAGTATAACAATAAGTCACCAAAAAGTAAAGAAAATAATTAACCAATAAACAAACCAGCGTTGAACAAAGAAGCCACAAACATAGAACCAAGAACAGCTAGAGCAAAACCAAAGCTTAAGCGAACTCTCGTCACGATCTCACTATCTGGACTTTTCTTTACGGGCTCACTCAATGAAGCTACAGCTAACACATTATCATTTATGTCATATAAACCTATTTTTGTAGGATAAGTTCTTGTCTGATTATCCGTTCCAGACGTAGGAAGAATTCTTCCATCCGAATCCACAAATGTGGGATTTGTTGAATAATTAAAATCACTATTCAAAGCTCTACAGAAGTATGTGGTAGAATGAAGATTTGTTTGATTCAAAAATTGAATTCCATCGTTTACGATGTGCTGTCTCAATCCATAAACAATACTATCTAAATTGCCCGTTACAGGTACAGTATTTAACATACCAGCAGAACCAGACCAATGGACAGAATTTGTTGCGGTTGGAGCTAGGAACACTCCAGTAGCAAAAGCAATAATTCCAGCATTATAGTAAACTCTTCCAACTTGCGTTG